ATGTTCGGTATCGTCTTATCCGCATTGAATGCCGTATTGGCGTTTGTGGTGCGTTCCATCATCGTCAAATTCGTGATGTTCTTTGCGCTGTTTTTTGTGACGACGGAATTCATCGCTGTCATTAGCGACATCTTGCCAAGTGGTGCGGCATTATCGACTGCGTTGGGCGGTATCCCGGGGGACGTCTGGTACTTCCTCGATCTGTTCAATGTCAGTAATGGAATCCCGGTGTTGCTGTCGGCGTGGGTGACGCGCTTCATCATCCGTCGCATTCCGGTGATTGGCTGACCATGGCGATCAACGTCTATACCGGCCTGATGGGTTCCGGTAAAAGCTATGAGGTCGTCGCTGAGGTCATCGTCCCGGCCATTGCCAAAGGGCGGCGTGTTGTAACCAACGTCGATGGCGTCGATCAAGAGAAAATTCACGCCTATATCGAGGCCAACTATGTGCCGGTGCCGGAGGTACTTGGTGAAATCGTCCACGTCACGAACGGTGATGTATTCGAGGCAAAATTCTTCCCGTATTACGACAGCGATAAAACCGCGCATACCGATACCGTCGTGCAGCCTGGGGACTTGGTGTGCATCGATGAGGCGTGGCGCTTCTGGCCTGCGACCGGAGCAAAGATTCCAGCGGAGCACAAAAGCTTTTTTCTGGAACATCGGCACTTCACCAATGAGCAAACTGGTATTGCCTGCGATCTGGTGTTGATGATTCAGGACATGGGGACGCTGAACCGCTTTGTTAAAAACGTGGTGGCATTCAATGCGCGTACGCATAAGAAAGTCTCTCTGGGCATGCCCAACACCTACAGCGTGACCCTGTATGAAGGGGCCAAGCAAACCAAGGCGAACAAGATCAGCACCAGCGTGCGCAAGTATCGCAAAGAAATATTCCCGCTGTATTCGTCGTTCAAGGGTGGTGCTGCCGGTAAGTCGGTCAATGTCGACAAGCGACAAAACATGTTCGGCAATCGCGGCGTGCTGCTCGGCATGGTTGCCACGCTGGTGGTGGGTGTGGCCGGTCTCGTCTGGACGATTCACTTTTTCTCGTCCAAGCATGCGCAGCCGGATGCCGCCAAGGCGTCTACTGCAACACCAGCTACCAGCGCCAAGTCGAGCGCAAGCATTCCGAAATTCTCAGAGGTCTGGCGATTGGTCGGCACTGTCCAGCTAGGCGATACGCGCTATGTGTTGATTGCCGATAGTGCCGGACGGCTGCGGTATGAGTCGCCCTCGATGTTCGTTGCGATGGGGCCGCAAACCATCGGCGATATCGACGGCGCGAAAGTTACACGCTATTCCGGCAGCGTTTTATCGCCCGGTAGAACTGAGGTTAAAAAATGAAACGTCTTTTGCTGATCGGCTTATTGCTGCTGTCGCGCCTCGTCTTGGCGGCTCCGAATGAGCCAACATCATTTGAACTTTCACGCGTGAAAGTCGCTGAAGCGGTCGAACTCATGTACGTGCAAGTGCTGAAGTCTCCCTTTGTGATCCAGCCGGACGTTGTGGCCGACGAACGCATGGTGTCATTCCGTTTCAGCACTGGTAAGGATGCACGGCAAGATATTGCCCGGTTCCTGACGGCTATCGGGCTATCCGTAAAAGCGGTCAATGGCGTCGACATGATCGGCACTGAGAAACAAGCCAAACCGGACAAGCAAGCCTATGTCTACCGGCCTAAATATCGTGAGGTGACCTATCTGGTTGAGTTGGTGCGCTCGCTGTTTCCTGAAGGTGAATTCAGCACCTCGCGCAGTATCCACGGTGCGCCGCAAGAGATTGCCGCTGACAATGCCACCGGCCAGACCAAAGCGCCGGTGCCGTCCGGTTCTGCCGCCTCGTTGATCGACAGCACTGCCGACGCCTTGGTATTCAACGGCACCGCGGGGGATATCAAACGCTTGTCCGCATTGCTCGATCAACTGGATGTGCGTCTGGGCGAGGTGCTGGTGCGCGGTCAGGTGTTTGAGGTGTCGACTGGTTCGGCGCAGGGTTCGGCATTCTCCTTGGCGCTGTCGCTCCTGGGCGGGAAAGTGACGACAGGGTTGTCTACCGCATCGAGCTTGGACGGCTTCATACGCCTCAAAAATGCCTCCATCGATGCCGTGTTCTCTGCGCTGTCCAATGACAACCGCTTTAAAACGATCTCGGCGCCGTCCTTGCGTGTCCGTTCTGGCGCCACGGGTAAATTCTCGGTTGGACAGGAGGTGCCGGTGCTCGGCTCCGTCAGCTATCCCGGCAATGGCAATGCGCCTGTGCAATCGGTCGAGTATCGAAGCTCGGGCGTCATCTTCGATCTGTCGCCGGTGGTGCGGGATGCGGTAGTCGACTTAACCGTCCAGCAGCAGCTATCCAACTTCGTCGTCACGCAAACCGGTGTCAACAACTCGCCCACATTGACCAAGCGCGAGGTGCGAACGTCCTTGTCGGTGGCAGATGGCGACGTGGTGATTATTGGCGGTCTTGCTGAGGATCGAGAGAGCGCCGCCCGCGTCGGCTTCTCGTTCTTGCCGGAGTGGATGCGCTCGGATACCGGTCAGAAAAGCAAAAGCGAAATCCTGCTGGTGCTGCAAGTCACAAAGCTTTGATCGTCTTGTTGCCGACCGTGGCCGCAAACCATCTCCTGCAGGTGATGACGCCGCATGTAGCGGTCGTGCGCAGCACGATGATTGCCGTAGCAGCCGGGTCGGAGACCTGCGCAACGCGCACTGCGTAGCCGGCAATCAAGCATGCGGCGACGCGCTGACGATAGTGCATAACGTGTGTTGAATGGCGCTGCTGAGTTGCGCCGCCGCAGCGCCAGCGAGGACGGCGCGAGCGAAGCGAGCGCCTAGACTTGTACCTAGAACACTTAAGGAAAACGAAATGACGGTAGCTAGATAAAGGATTGAAAAAGAGGTTTTTGATAGACGTAAAAATACCCGGATCAGCGCGGCAACGCTGCCGGGTTCACACATCGGTGATAAGGGGGAAATGTGCTTAACGCGAGTATAGACAAAGCAACGGCAAATGCAAATCTCAAGGCCAGTTTAGGCCAATACTTCTGTGGTACGGATGCACATCGGTTCAAGACCATTACGCTGACCGAGTTTCCAAATGGTGTCGAGGTTTATGTGGATGAAGGCAGAGAGGCGTTTAGCGATGGTGCGATATTCGATTACGCGACCGAACAGGAGCAACCGACCGTGCGCGGCGAAGGCGATCATGAGAAGGCAAGAGCGGTTGCCGCCAGACGTGCCAAGACCAATGTGCGCCGCCTCGCCAAGATGTTGCAGGCGGATTGCATGTTGACGCTGACCTATCGGGAGAATATGACGGATTACGACCGCGTAGAGGCTGATTTCAAGGCTTTCAGGGCGCGTCTGCGCTCTTTGGGTGAGTTCCACTATGTCGCCACCTTAGAGCGCCAGCAAAGGGGCGCTATTCATATCCATATCGCCTGCCAGCATTTCCCGGCCTGGCTGAACAATGAACATGGTGTGCGGGTACGCAGCTATAACTTGATTCGCTCGATGTGGCGGCGTGTTGTTGGTCGGGACAATGGCAACGTCGATTTGACGCGGCCAAAGGGTAAGAATTGGGCACATCGCATTGCCAGCTACATTAGCAAATACGTCTCTAAGAACATCGAGGAATCGCGCTTTAACAAGAAAAGCTATTGGTCCTCACGCGGCATTCCAAAGCCTAAGCAGACCAAGCTGTGGTTTCCGATGGATACGCCTGTGCGCGACATTATCGTGTTGGTGGCGCAGGAATTTGCAATGAAGGGTTACGACGATTTGAAGCAGCTCCATGATGCATTAAACGGGTTCTACTGGTTCAGCGCAATGAAGTCGTCTTAGGTTCCGTTGGTGAGGAAAATTGAGAATTGCAGTACGGCTATTTTTCTTTACAGCGGTTAACATTTTATCTTCTAAGGTCGGGGATATCTAAAATGGTGCCGGGGAAGACTTGGGATGATGCTGTAGAACGATGGTTGCTAGAACAGTCGCATAAGGCATCTATACATTCGGATAAATCTATTATCCGTTGGCTTAATCAGTACTTGGCGGGAATCCCATTAGTCGATATCGATAGATCAGTCGTCTCTAATATCCATCACAAAAAACTCGCTACCGGTGTCGCAAATGGCACAGTCAATAGGACGCTGGCGTTGCTTCGTGCAATTCTTCTGCGGGCTGCTTATGATTGGGAATGGATTGACTCGACACCAAAGGTACGATTGCTTCGCGAGCCAGTGCGGCGCATACGTTATTTGACGCGCTCACAGGCTATTCGCTTACTTCATGAACTACCTGAGCATTTATCGGACATGGCAATGTTCTCTTTAGCGACCGGTTTAAGGAAATCCAATGTCACTCGTATGGAATGGCCACAGGTAGATATGAAGCGCTCCTTGGCATGGATTCATCCAGATCAGGCTAAAGCGAAAAAAGCGATCGCGGTTCCGTTAAATGCGGATGCTATGCGCATACTCATTAAGCGGATCGGAGTGCATCAGAAATTTGTGTTTAGTTACAAGGGAAATCCAATCGAAAAAGTAAGTACTGCGGCTTGGTATAAAGCCCTGAAGCGAGCAGGAATTCAAGATTTTCGCTGGCATGATTTACGGCACACTTGGGCAAGCTGGCACGTGCAAAGCGGTACTCCGTTATATGTAGTGCAGGAATTGGGGGGATGGGAGAGTTATGAGATGGTCCGTAGATACGCGCATTTGAGTGCTGCTCATTTGGCGGTTTTTGCAAATAATCTTTCAAGTTTGATGCAACATTAATCTTCTTTGCAGATAATTACGCGAACATCTTACGCAATCGTACATTCAACAATGCTTCACCTATAATGTGATCTTTGACATTTAATGAGGTGCGGTATGGACGTAATCCAGGCAATAGACTCAAAAATTGGCGAGGTTCGAACCGAAAGCATTGATATGTCAATTGGGGAAATCATCGGGCTGCACCAGCAAAAAGAGTTGGTTATTCAGCCGGATTTTCAACGTTTATTTCGTTGGACGTTCCAACAGAGGTCCCGCTTAGTTGAGTCGTTGCTGTTAGAGCTGCCTATTCCGTCTATATTTGTTATTGAAAGGGCCTCTGGCGTCTTCGAACTCATTGATGGTCTACAGCGTGTGAGTTCGCTTCTTCACTTTGTCGACGTGAGTTCGCTCAACGCAAGCTCGAAAGAAAATGTAGCCGAAGCTGAACTCGATAACGAGCTTGGTGATGGCGAGCAATTAGAAGAGCTTGCGCCATTGCGCCTCACGGGATGCGATTTAGTAACAGAGCTCAATGATTTGACATTTGAAGAACTGCCGCTGACTGTTCGGTTACGCTTGAAACGGACACCGATTCGAGTAGTAGTCATTAAGAGGCAAAGCAGCCAATTTTTGCGATATGAGATGTTTAAACGTCTCAATACCGGTGGCTCGAAGCTCTCGGATCAAGACATTCGAAATGTAAATGCCAGGATGCTCGGGGAGAGCGGTTCCGAATTTTATGCCAAAATTAAGCAATGTTCGATTGATGCAAATTTCCGTGTCACTACCGAACTTTTGCCGTCTACAGCAGTTGAGAATCGTCTTAATGAAGAGCTAGTGCTTCGCTTCTTTGCCACGATGGAATTGAGGGGGCAATATAAGGGTAACGTTGGTGATTGGCTGGACGATTATATGGAAGATGTCCTTATCCATAAGCGTCCTTTTGGTATGGCCCAGATTGACTTGTTTAAGCGAATATTCGCGCTCTTGGCGGAGAAGTTTGGTCAGCACGCTTTTGTTAAGTACAAAAATGGAGTTCCATCGGGAGGTGTCGCACCAGCTTATTTCGAGGCAGTATGTGCTGGGGCCTTCAATTCGTTCGAGAAGTTGCAGGCACTATCGCCTGCCGATGCGAAAATTCTGTTGGCAAAAACTGTAGAGTCGGCTGAGTTTAGGCAGGTAACTGGGCCAGGTGCCAATTCACTGCCAAAGTTGGAGGAGCGGATCAGGCTGATTGGAAAGGCGTTTGCGGAGGCATGAGCGCGTTTTCAGACCATTTCGTGCGGCAGATTGAGGCCGATCTCAATTGGCGGGAAACTGAGTTAGCAATTCTTCGTAAGCAGCTATTGCAAACTGTTGTCGGGAGTACCCAAGAGAGAGCGTTTCTGCGCGCTAATTTGGCAATGATTTATTCGCACTATGAGGGGTTCTGCAAGCTCGCTTTTAGTATCTTAATTGATGCGCTTAATCAACTCTCCTTGAAACGGGTGGACCTTCGATGGCAGATTGCATCCCACTCACTTTCGTCGTTTCACTCCAAACTTCGCAACATTTCTGATCCAGAGTTATTTTTCAGGGAGTTATTTTCGGAATTGGATTCTCATTTGAATTCAGTTGCTGAGTATGAGGGAATGGAGACCTCTAATTTGTGGCCTGACTTACTGCTGAAATGGCAAAAACGTTTTTGCTTGAATTCTTCCAACGTACAGAATGAAACCGCTCGTTTGACTACGCTTGTTAAGACGCGTAATCAGATTGCGCACGGAAAAAATTTAACGGTTGCGAATCGAGCAGAACTGGATAGGCATGCGCATGCCGCGACACTCGCTATGCATGAAGTAGCTATTGAGATTGCTGAATCGCTCGAAAAAAGAAGCTTTGTTCGAGCTTCTTCGGTTAACACTATTTTTGCTCATGCAATTGCCCTTTGATCCGAATGTGCATGGGCAATGTGCTTGAAAAAGTATTGCTGCAGTTTATTGCCTTATAGCGATTCCAATTGGGAACGGCAGCAGAATCAATGCGGCAATATTTTGTGATATCGATGTGCCTTTTTACGTGGGACTGGAAGACAAAATGCTGAAGATTTTTTGTCTTTAAGGAAGATATTTTTAAGAGTCCGCTGCTCTACCAACTGAGCTAACGCCCCCCGATGAAGAGGCGTGATTATAACCCGATTAATTTCAAACTTGGAAGCCTCTTTTTGAAAAAAAGCTAAAAAATTATCTGTCCCCTGCAAAATCAAGGCAGGCGGGGTCCATTCTGATTCGCCGAAACTGCGCCAATCGTCATAAACATGGGCTCGGTGCCGGGTCAATGGAGCTTGGCCGCCTGATCCAGTCGCAACATCAACGATCAGAAATTGCTCTTGATCCCATTCACCCACGACTTGGCCGGCAGTTTGGTCGCTGCGGTGATGGCTGCGGCGCGTTCATACAAGGCGGGGAAATCCGGCTCGAACTTGTGCTTGAAGGCGAGCGCGACGACGTTGCCGTCGTGGACTTCGGGCAGCGAGATCACCTGGCCGAAGGCGTAGCGCATCGCCTTGAGGTTCTTGGCGTAGCTGGGATGGTCGCCGAACAGGTTGACCGTCAGCACGCCGTTGTCGCTCAGGCTGTCGCGGCAGGCGGCGTAGAACTCCGGCGTGTCGAGCACCGGGCCGCGCGCGGTGGCGTCGTACAGGTCGACTTGCAGCGCATCGATGGCGCCGGCGCGTTGCGGATCGTGGATATAGTCGTTGGCATCCATTTCGAGGACCGACAGGCGATCGTCTTCCGGCGGCAATTTGAACATGCTGTTGCAGATGGCGATGACGGACGGATTCAACTCCACCGCCGTCACGCGCGCTTCGGGAAACCGGCGGTAGCAGAACTTGGTCAGCGCCGCGGTGCCGAGGCCGAGCTGCACGATGTTTGCCGGCGTGTCGTTGAACAGCATCCAGCTCATCATCTGTTGGGCGTATTCCAGTTCGATCCAGTCGGGTTTGCGGATGCGCATGGCGCCTTGCACCCATTCCGTGCCGAAATGCAGGTAGCGCACGCCGTCCTGCTCCGATAGCGTGACCGGGGCAAACCTGGTTTTGCGCGGCGCCGCGGCTTTGGGTTTGGATTTTTCCTTGTCAGGTCCGGGACCGGCCTTGGTGTTGGCTTGCGCCTCGATGGATTTTCTTCTGATTAGCAT